CGTCGTATTTTTGCTTGCCCCATGCTTGCGGCATCTTTGCAAGATCTCCAATGATGTCCATTATGCGCGGAAGTTCTTTTTGCTTTGGCGTTACCGCGTCAAACTTAAGTCCTTTTCTTACCGCTACCCAAAAATAGCGTGGACGATATGAGAATCCACCAAGTTGCAGGTTGTTATGTTTAACATGATACAGATCATACTTCTTGCCCGACACTTCCTCGACCATGTCGCGATATTGCAACATAACGTCACGACCTTGAGTGTAAGCTTGTTGGACGCACTCAAACACAACGGCCGTCGGCTTTACCCGTCCTGCGTATCTCATAAATGCACTTGTGTGTTCATGTGCCTTTGCGTCAATTCCTCTGTTACTTGGTCCAGACCAAACTGACCAGCCTGAGCATGGAGGGCAACCTAAGACGATGTCTGTTTTCTTAAGTTCCCATTCTGCTGGATCATCTGAGAAGTCAGCGATCCAGTTGTTGCCCATAAACTTTCTGTTGTTCTCGACTACATGATTTCCAAAATCCAGTGTGCCTGTCCGATGTGTCATCTCCATACCATTTTGTATGAAGCCAAGGCTCATGAAACCAGCGAGTCCATTGCAGTCAACAAACGTGATCTGCGACATATTTACCCTCTCCAGTCGTGTATCCGACGGATGGACTGTATACTGAGAGGAAAGGTATGACGCGTCTAAATCACGCTGTTGGCGTATCTTTTTCTGCTTGTTTCTTTCCTACCTCATAGCCACAGCCAGCGTATCCAGCGATGTCAATCCAGGTGTCTGGTTGGAACCCAGATCTATTTGCGTATCGCGCGATCTTTAACCCAACCATCAGCATACCAACATCTTCTTGCGTGATGTTTATCCCAAGAATTACAGACCAGATTCTTGCGATTCTTTCAAAGTTTTCCTCAGGGCCACCGTATTGAAGGTCGCGCTCACCAGCAATAATGCGCGCTGCCTCACGTAGTGCCTCTACTCGGTATAAAGGTTTTTCCTCGCTCATGTTAGTCCTCTATCTTTGTCTTTATGACTACGTATGCCATGTACTTCTTTTCGTCCTCAGCAGATGACACCATACGTACCTCTGTTGCTTGCGGTAACGTCATGTCCACGTCCTCGTTTAGTCTTCTCCACTCGGTAAGCGCCTTTTGTCTTACCTCGGATATTGTCTCTCCAGATACGTAAAACTCAATAGACGATCTCATTGAATTCTTTTCTGCAGCTGGTACGGCGCGTAGTGCGTACCGTCAAGAATTGGCTCCTTGTTGTCATTTGACTTAAAGATGATGTCTCCGTAGCGAACTGCAACTACGCGACCGCGTCTGCCATTGTGTATAGTTCCAGTCTTACCGTCATACGCATCATCTTTTACGCGTACCTCATCACCGACCTTTATTGACCCAGGCTGTGCGTCAACCCATTTTTCCTCAGGCGCCTCTGGAACAATCGAGTGTGTAAGCGCAAGTTTAGAGAAGTAGTGTATTACCTCCTTCATCTGCGGCTCGGAAAGCTTTAACTCTTCCCACGTTTTAAGTAGTTTTAGTATCGCGTTTCCAGCTCCAACCTTTACGCGCGATTCCTGCATCTGTAAGCGAACCCAGTCGTAATTTACCTCAGGCATTTCCGTCTACCTCCTTTGGAAGACACTTTGCGCACATATCCGGTGAAGCACCACGGCCAACGTCGTCAATTGCACGAGCGCAAAGCGCGCACTTGACACCGATGTCCTTTACCTTGTATCCTTGAAGTTGACGTTGCTTATTGCGTTCCATCTTGTCAAGGTACAACTTGTCAAGAACGGCGTCTGTTCCACCTGCTGCAACAATGATGTTTGCGACAAAGTGTAGAACATCTACCGCCTCCTTTAGAATTTCCTCGCGGTCTGCGTATGGCTTATCGTGTTGCCAAGGTTTCCATGAGATCGCCTGACGCATCTCAGCAAGTTCGTCGTCAATGGCAAGCATATTCCAGCGCATGTAGTCAACAAGTCGGCGTATGTTTGCGTCCTTGTCGCCAGCCATCTCATCAAAGTTAATGTAGTAAACCTTAGTTTGCAGATCCTTAGTTCGTGCAAGCCAGTTGTTAAATAATATTCCCATGTTTATCCTTTCACCGCGTATAGGTTTAATGCGTCAAACACTGTCACCGCTGCATCTCGACGAGACGGAACAGACTTGATGTAATCTTCTCTTTGTGATTGCGCAATCTCTACGCGCGTATCAAGAGGAAGAGTTTCAATATGTGACGCAAGGTACGTCCACGAGTCACCAATTGCCTGACTTTCTCGCCAGTCTGTGATTACAGGCGTAAGCGCGTTTAGTGACTGTATCAAGCGATACGTCCACCACGTGCCTCCTGTTTGATACGGACTAATGAGAGAGCCAATTCCTGTTGCTATCTGGTTAAATACCTGCTCGTCACTCCAGCCTTTGTGCCACTTCATTGGCACGGACTGTAGGGTAAGCATTCCAGTTACTTCCTTTGTCCAGCTTGTGTTGTAGTTTTCAACTACCCACTTGTCGCGTTTCTCAATTTCCGTCGTGTTTTGAGTTGACAAAATATACGAGTCAAGGTTTATTGGACATAAGGACTCAGCCGCGCCTGCAGGAAGTTGTGATATGACCTTGCCTGTTCCTGACCAAGGAAGCGCGGGATATAACGTAGCTGGCCACTCGTCGTTAAGAAGTCGTTCTACGACCGCAAGTAAGTTAGATGCCATACCTGGAACAGTTGCATACATAAAACCTTTGCGATACGAGTAAAAAGTTTTTGTTAGGTTATCTGGCGTCTTGCTTATTGCACGTAGGCTTGCAGTTATGCGCGTAGGCTCAGGCGCGTCAATAAAGAAGCGCAACTTAGGTGATTCCTGCAACAGGTCAATAACATTTAACGCACCGTAGACACGATTTGCACTTAAGCTTGTAAGCGGGCTAAGTCCAACAAGAACAATATCATATTGATCAAGGTCATTTATGTTCCAGGAGATCTCAGGGTCGTCCTGCGTAACGTCATATCCGCTTTGGGTAAGAACATCCTTAAGAAGACCTGCAAAAGATAGCGAGCGCTTGTTTGCCTGCTCTGAGGCATGAGGTGCACTCATTCCGGTGATAAGTATCTTATTCATGCAAGTGTACCATCAGCATTTCTTTTTAGTCCTTTGTCTTCTTTTACTGCTCTTTCAACGATACGGTTACAGTGATCTACGAATGATGCGTAGTCTGGTATGTATGGACGCAGCGCGGCACGTTGAGCTTCCGCTGCCTCGATAAGTGCAGAGTCACTCATCTTCTCGACGTCCTCGATCTTTAGCTTATACGCGTCACCTAAAGGATCACCTTCTCCTTTATCTGTGACAAGTATTGATCCAATATGCGCAGTGTATAGAAAACGACTACGCCACCAGCCAGATCCAGCATGCGGATACGGTGGTGAAAGAATTCCCCAATGCTGGTTGTAGAAGTCCAATACATCTTTCTCTGTGTCAAATCTTTGTCCACCAAGTTTGCGTATTAACTTACGACTGCCGACGATCTCGACTGGCCAGGTTAGATTCTTCTTTTCAAGCCATGTGTCATGCGGCATCAACGCACCTAAGACCCAGGCACGCTTTTTAAGCGCTGGGTTTAGAGGTGTTACTGGACTTAACGTCGGGACAATAGTTGACGTTGGATCAAGAGCTTCAATTGGTCCAAGCTCTTTTGGCATGCGCTTACGCACGATAGATCTGTCGCCAAACGAGTACATTGGTCAAACTGGAACCATGCCAGCACTCCAACGTGCAGCTAAAAGATCCTCTGCAGCTTGAACAAGCCTTTTCTCCCAAGGCTGAACTGCCTCATCGTTATCCATCATATAGTAACGTTCGATGTAGCACTTCTTAGCCGCGTCTGGATTTATTGCGCGTACTCTTTCAAGTGCAGCCTCAACGTCCGCGCGACTAAAATATGTTGCGCCCTCGTCACCGCGATGTTCTGTTCCAACAAGCAAATGCTTATACAACATCTCAGGTTTACGAACTACCGCCTTTGCCCCATTGAATACGGTGTTCGTCTGCCAATCGTCAAAAAACCCAACGCAAGGCACGCCGGATGATAGCGCGTATAGAGACCCCATCGCGCCTTGTCTGCCATTTAGCGAATTAAGCGGTGCAAGATTTATCCATGCAACATCATAAGACGATAGGTCCTCGCCTGGAGTTACCTTACGCCAGTCAACCTCATGACCAGACTCACGCAAAGCCTGCGCAATAGATGCAGGCACGTCAATCTTTTGTATCGTTCTTTTTTCAGTATTTATCTGCAAGGCAGTAAATCCCGACATCAGAACTTTCATGCTTACTCCTCTCGTGCTAAGTATGTTTAGCACGTCACCTACGCATAATACACGTAGGTGACGACTAAACGCACTTAGAACGGTGAAGCTGGAGCTGCCGCAGGCGCTGGCGCAGCTGCTGCTACAGGAGCAGCGGCAGGTGCAGGCGCAGGGGCAGGAGCTGGTGCAGGAGCGGCTGCAGCAGGCGCTGCAGTTGCTGCCGCGGCAACAGCGTAGTACATCTTGATTTCGTTCTTCTTGTTGCCTTGCCAGGTACGTGATCCTACCTGTGCACGGAACGAACGTCCCTTCAATGCTGCTTCAATTTGAGCGTTTGAAGGATTTGATGAGAAGAACTCACGACCAAGACCGAGAGCTCCCATCTTGCGGAAGAACATTCCTAGTGCTGCAGAGTTATCTGGCGTAACGACGAGGTTATCCCAGATAAGTCTCTTAGCATGAGCGCCAGTTGTAACTTGCGCCTTAATTGCAAACATAGTCTTGCCTGACTGCGAGACCTTTGCTGTAGCTTCCAATACGGTTAGATCATAGTCGCCGTCTGGTAGTGGTTCGTAACTTGCTGTTTCACCTGCGTCTTTGACGAGGTCGCCCCAGTTGAGAGTACTCACTGATTAGCCTTTCTGCTCTGTTGTTGGTTGTGTCTTTGGACCAAAGACGATGTCAAGCATTCGCTCAACACCAAGATTTTCTTGCTCAACGATTGCGCCAAGACGACCTTGAACGCGCTCGCCTGCCTCGTACTCGTTGGTACGCTCGACATACATGCGCCGCACCTTGTATGGAGGTTGCAGTGGGTCTGGATTTGGTACAGACTCAACTGTCAACGCACCAAGGATGTCGTAGAAGTACGGTGCCTGGATTGCTAATTGTCCTTGCAGATACGGACGCGAACGTCCGTCACTTGAACGTGCCATTGCTGTCAAGATAACAGCCTCAAGCGGATTGGTTGGATGCATTGTAAGATCACGAAGGTCACGCAATAAAGCGCCCATGTGACGAAGTAATTCGCCCCACTGCTGCATCTTCATTTGTTCGTTACCTGCGATTGAGTCCATGCACTTAACCTGCAACTCTGAGATAGAGTCAATGATTAAGCTTTTGAACTGATGCTTACCTAGTTGTAGCCACTGATACGTCTTGAGGACAGTATCGTAATCACGAACGGTGACAACACACGTATCCCAGGTTCCGTCTGCGACAGGAGGTTCCTCGCGCAGTGGGTCCCAGTACTTTACGATGATAGGCAGGAATCGGTGCCCGCCTTCAACGTCAAGCATTAGTCGTGGATACGGTGCAGTGACAGCAAAGGTGGACTTTCCAACCTTAGACTCTCCATACACCATCATCGTGAGGGATCGTTGTACTTGTGACATACGTCACTCACTTCCTTTCTTCTCTTCTGTTCCGTAGTATCCATATGGATCTCCTACATCGAACATTTCACTGATTGCTTGCTCGGCGGCGCTTCCGTCGTCTAACAAAGGACATACAGTGAAAAACTGGCATTTCCATTTACAGTCGCGACTTGGTCGCGGATACGCAACAAACCGATGGTCTGCGCCTTTATCAAGTTGATCACGCGTTCCCATAAGGTCACTTAAAACTCCGTTGATACGCTGCCAAAACGAGCGCAGTGCAAACACGTTATGCCTTACCTCGATTTGGTCATAGAACGGTGGACGCGCGTTGGCAGAGCGCTTTACCTTTTTAAGCATTGTAAAGATCCCGCCTTCAGACCTTTCACCGTCTTTGTTTTGTGCAGTTTCCAACATCATATATGTAAGAATCTGCTCGTTCATATGAGCCATAGCGCCAAAGTCGGTAAACGAACCACCGACTGTCTTAAAGTCACGAAACATGCGCACGCCGTCAGCCTTACGCTTTACGCGCATGTCAATCTTGCCTTGTAGTTCTACGCGTCCCTCAAGCATAGGCATTGAGATAATTTCCTCGGTAGAGATCATCTCTAGCTCAGAGTCAATTCCGTTTTCCTCAACCCACTGTAGGTAACCTTCAAGCATGATGCGCCCGAGCTCTGCCTCGGAGTCAAGGTCATAGGTATCACGAAACGAGTCCTGCAACGTCTTACGGTCTGCCTCGACAAGCAGCGAGTGTGCTTCAAGCAGCGGAATACCTTTTGAGTAGTAATCATCAAGTGCCTGGTGAATGCGACTTCCAAGTGCGAGCGCGCCTGTCATCTGCTGCATCTTTGGTTGCAGGCGACGGTAGTAACTTAGCCACCACTTACGACGGCAGTCCTTAAATGTTTGAATCTCTGAGTTTGAGATTCTAATTGGCTCTGTCATAACTCTCCTGCCTTATCCTCTTTAAGTAGTGTAAGAAGCTTATCCTTATCACGAACAATTTGTTCAAAGTTATCTGCCTTAGTTTCAAGAACCTGTATGACGCGTTCCTCAATAGTTCCCTCGGTCACGTAGTCTGTGACAATGATTGAGTCGTGTATCTCAGATCCAATACGGTGCACGCGGTCAAGCGCCTGCTTGTGATCTACAAGTGACCAAGGACGTTGTAACATGACAAGGCGGCGTGCGGCGGTAAGGGTTACGCCGACGCCACCTGCCTGTGCTGTGAAAAGAATCCACTTGATCTTGCCAGACTGAAAATCGTCAATTGCCTGTTGACGTTCGTCCTCAGTTTGAGCACCAGTGATGAGACCGTGTGGAATCTCCTCCTTCGTCATTGCTGCACTTAAAAGTTCAATTAGCTGTCGTGATACCGCGCATACTGCAACGGAGTCATTTCCAAAGTCACCGCTCTTGATGTCGTCCATCAGTGCGTCAACCTTGCAAGATGGCTCAGATAAAATTGCGCGTACCTCACCTGTAGTTTCATTTGCTGCCATCTCTGCGTATGAGCTTGCAAACTGTAAAAGACGAATCGTCTGTGTAAGCGCAGACGGCGCGGTAATTGCCTCACCATTTTCAAGCTCTGCAATCATCATGTCACGCATCTGGTCATAAGCCTTCTTTTGCTTTGTTGACATCTCGACGTCACGACGTTCAAACATCATCTCTGGAAGCCAAGGCAGAACTCTTGCCTTAAGCATGCGACGCATGCGCGGATGAATTGCTGCATAGAACTCTTGCTCCATGTGAGGCTTAACACCTAAAACCATCATGCCACCAAACGCATTTAACATCGTATTGACCATACGGTCAACCCAACGTGTCTTGCTTGGCCATTCCTCTGGACTTAGCCAGTGAAGAATTGACCATAGATCTAAAACATCGTTTGCAATTGGTGTTCCTGTAAGTGCAAAGCGAACATCCGCGTTACCTGTTGCTGCCCATAAGGCGCGTGTCTGCTTAGACTTAGGCTCCTTGGATCTGTGAATGTCGTCGGCAATGACTGCCTTAAAGTCAATTTGATTTAACTCGCGTGGGTGAACCTCGCAACGGTTTTCTGAGATCTTCTCGTCATGACCGCCACAGTCCTGGCAGCGGGCAAGTGCAACCGAGCCATATCCTGCAAGACGCGAGTGTCCACGCAGGCTTTCCCAGTTAATAACAAATACGTCAGCAGGTTCCTCTAATTG